TTTCGTACTACAGCGCCGGGTCACTAGCCCTGTTGCAGGACAAGCCCGCTGATCCGCAATACTTGATTGGTCAGAGCAACGTCGTTGACGGAATTTTTGAATACCAAGGAACATCCCAAAAAGTACGCCACACCGTTGCTGTTGTGGCTTGGCAGTCCTACGACACCCGTGGCGATCAAGAATATGAATACGTTGAAGACCATGATGCTGTCGCCAAGTACGGCATCATCAAAAAGGACATCAAGGCCATTGGTTGTTACAGCCAAGGGCAAGCGCATCGCATCGGGAAATGGGCGCTGTTGTCTGAGCAGAACCTGACTGAGACGTGCCAGTTCAGCGTTGCGCTTGAAAGCGGCATTGTGCTGCGCCCTGGAATGGTGATCGACGTTGCTGATCCAGTGCGTGCTGGGGAGCGTCGTTCTGGTCGCATTCAATCTGCAACAACAACACAGATCACAGCAGACAGCAGCAATGACCTGACCGTTGCTCTGGCTGCACAAAACAGCCCGAAGCTGTCGGTGATGCTGCCGACAGGTGTTGTTGAAACACGCGACATCCCGGTTGGTGGTATTCAGCCCCAAGCCGATGGAACGTGTGACATCGACGTTGATACTGCGTTTAGCCAAGCACCTGCAGCCAACTCAGTGTTCATGGTGCAAACCACAGAACTGCTGCCCCAGCAGTTCCGCGTTGCATCTGTTGCTGAGTCTGAAGACGGCATTTATGGGGTGAGCGCGATTGCTTACAACAGCACGATTTACGACGCTGTTGAAGCTGACGTTGCTCTGACAACACGCAGCATCAGCAATCTGTCTGCCATTCCAAATGCGGTGGACAGCATCGACAACGAGGAGTTCCTTTATGAGGACGGCTCCAGTGTGTTTGTTGGTGCGTCGATTAGCTGGAACCACGATCGTCAAAACGTCAACGACTTCCGGGTGCAGTACCGGATCGACAACGACAACTGGGAAACGGTCCAAACGGCATCACCATCCGTCACGCTGCGGAACCTGCGTGCTGGCACGTTGTATGTGCAGATTTCAGCTCGCAACTATCTGAACAAGAGCAGCCGAATCTCGTCTGCCACATTCATCCTTGTCGGTAAAACTGCTGCGCCCAGCAATGTCACCGGGTTCAGCATGATTCCGGTCAACGGTCAGGCCCGACTGAGCTGGAACCAAGCCAGTGATCTTGATGTGCGTGTTGGCGGTGTGGTGCGGTTGCGTCATTCGCCTGACCTGAACGGCGTGACTTGGGCAACGTCTACCAGTATTTCTGATGATGTTGCTGGTTCAGCTACTGAAACCTACGAGGATCTCAAGCCTGGGACGTACAGCATCAAGTTCGTCGATTCAGGTGGCCGCGAAAGTCTTGATGCGGCTTACATCGAGTTCACTAAGGCTGACCTAGACAACGTTGAGAACGTCAGCTCGCAAACAGAGGATCCGTCGTTTGCTGGCACGAAAACGAACCTTGTTGTTGATACAGCTCAGAACGAACTAGAGCTGGACCTTGAGCCTGGTGTTGAGACGGCATCAGTGGGCGACATGCTCGCTGAAAACGACACGTTGATCTTGATGGAGGACGACACCGACAACACCAGCGTGCTGGGCCTTGAAGGCAACAAAGGCTTCTTTACAAGCGGCACCTACGAGTTCCAGAACAACCCGATTACGTTCTCAGACGTGTTCAGCGTCAAGCTGGACAGCACGTTGCGTGCTCGTGCGTTCTATCCCTACGGCATTCGCTTGGATGACCGCCCTGACTTTGACGCCATCGTTGACTTTGACGGAACGGCACCAACCGCTCCAGACGTGAAGCTGTTCATTCAAACGACACAAGATGACCCTGCTGGCACGCCTACTTATACGAGCTATCGCCGCTACAACAACGCTGAGTTCAAGGCTCGTGCGTTCAAGTTGAAGGCAGAGTTCAGCACTGGTGCGATTGACGAACAGATTGCTGTTGACCAGCTGCGGGTGGTTGCAAACATGCCGATTCGTACCGTGACTGGATCGGTGACGACCAGCACGAGTGCTGATGTCTCAGTTGCCTATGGGGCAGGTAACAAGTTCGCGGCGACTCCATCTGTTGGCATCGTGTTCACCACCAACTCCAGCGGTGACTACTACGTCATCAGCAATTCGTCGGCTACCGGATTTGATGTGTCGGTCTACAATTCCAGTGACACCCGGATCGCCAAAACGGTGAACTGGACCGCTACCGGCTACGGGAAAGGCTAATGAGTCAGGCCGATCAGAATATCTCTAACGACACCGGCTCAAACGTAAGAGCCGACATCAATAGCAATTTGTCTGCTCTGTTTAGTAACAGCTCAGGCGCAGCCGCACCCTCAGTAACTGTTCCTTTTCAGTGGTACGCGGACAGCAACAACGATCTGATGAAGATCCGCAATGCAGCGAATGACGGTTTTGTGACCGTGGGCACGCTGTCTGCCACCAACTTTGGTTTGGCAACGTTGGCTAGTCCGACGTTCACGGGGAATGTCGGCATTCCTGCAGGCAGTGCAAGCGCACCAGCAGTTCGGAGATCAGACGACACCAACACCGGGCTGTACTTCAGTGCAAGCGATACGGTCAATGTCAGCACTGGTGGGACGAATCGCGTTCAGATCGACACCAACGGCATCACGGTTCAGGACCGTAAAGCCATTCGTTTCCGCGATACCAGCAACAGCAACTTTGTTGCGGTTCGCGCTCCAGACAACGCAGCAAGCGACATCACGCTCACGCTGCCTAGCAGTGATGGCAATGCGAATGATGTGTTGCAGTCAGATGGCAGCGGCAACCTGAGCTTTGCTGCTTTGCCACAGGCTGTGCCGACTGGATCGGTTCACATGATGGCGACGACCACTGCACCTAGTGGTTATTTGAAGTGCAACGGCGCTGCAGTTAGCCGGACAACTTACGCAGATCTGTTTGCAATCATCGGGACCACGCACGGCGCTGGAGATGGCAGCAGCACGTTCAACGTGCCTGACCTTCGTGGCGAGTTTGTTCGCGGTTGGGACGATTCCCGTGGTGTAGATAGCGGCCGTAGCTTTGGCAGCTCACAATCAGATGCGAATAAGCAGCACAACCACGGTGTCACCCAATCAGCGCACACTCACGGGATTACTGACCCTGGGCACATCCACCAAATCCAGTATTCAAATAGCGACAGCGGTGATGGTGTGATTGAAGAATCGGGTGTGGGCCTTAGCGGCACTGAGCCAACATTGAGCGCCACAACTGGCATCTCAGTCAATTCGGCAACGATAAGCATCAGCATCAACAACGCTGGTGGCAGCGAGGCAAGACCGCGTAACGTTGCGATGATGTACGTCATCAAGACCTAAACATGGCGAACCGTAAGATCACCGCAATGACGGCGCTTACAGCGCCTGCCGAGAGCGACGTATTGCCGATTGTTGATGTCAGTGAGGCTGCGGCTACTGACAAGAACAAGAAAATTACGGTTCAAGAACTTTTTAAGGGTGCGCCTTCTGGTACGGAATCAGCGCCTGGCATTGCCTTTGAATCTGACGACGGCAACGGGATCTACCTTGCTGGAACGGATAACGTTGCGATCTCGACTGGTGGTTCTCAGCGCATCAGCGTTACGAACAGCGGAACTACAATCACTGGCGACCTAACGGTTTCTGGAACGACAACAACGATTGAGTCAACAACGGTCACTGTTGACGATAAAAACATTGAGCTGGGCTCTGTTGCCACGCCGACAGATACAACTGCTGACGGTGGCGGCATCACGCTAAAGGGTGCGACTGATAAGACAATTAACTGGGTGCAAAGCACCGGCTATTGGACATTTAGCGAAGGCATTGAGATCAACGGACATCTCCAGCTTGATGACAACAATGAGATCAGGCTTGGTACGGGGCAAGACCTGAAGATCTATCACGACGGCAGCAACTCATACATAAAAGACGATGGCACCGGCAGCCTTCACGTCCAAGGCAGAAACCTTGTTCTTGAAGACATTGACGGCGAAAACTATTTGAACGCATTTCTCAATGGTCAAGTAGAACTTTTTTACGACAACAGCAAGAAATTTGAGACTACTGCTGACGGTGCAACTGTTAACGGCACTGGTTCGCTGACGCTGCCTGTCGGCACAACTGCACAACGTCCCAGCAGTGCAGCTGAGGGCATGATTCGTCGGAATACAACCGACTCTGCTTTTGAGGGTTACACCGGCACATCTTGGGCACCACTTGGTGGTGGTGCGACTGGCGGTGGTTCGGATGCGTGGGTCGTTGAGACTGACCAGACCGTAACTACCAGCTATGAGCTGGGTTCTGGTAAGCACGGAACCACGGTATCGCCCACGATTAACAGTGGAGCTACGATCACAGT